ATCTGCGCCCCATCATTCCCGATAGAATACTGCGTTTGAGTCATTGCATAATCTGGCCCAGGCATCGGAACCTGAGTTTGAATAAGCTGATCTGGCCTAGCACTTCCTACTTTCAGCAACTGAGCCATAACTTGACCTTGTGCCGCCCTCTGCTCCGCTTCCCGTTGCTCTGCTGCTGATGTGGCAATATTACTGCCAAGAGCTGCTGCAAGGCGTTGCGCTGCCGCACCCCAAGGGCTGAAGCCATACGGGTTAGCGGTGGCCTGTATGGGCCTTAACGCTTGGGCCTGTAACGCCTCTCCGAGTTTCCTGCGCCTCGCTATGCGCGGATCAGCCCGAAACATATTTGGAGGTAATCCCATCAGCCTGCTCCGAGACTTGCGGCCAGAAGTGTCGTTGGTATACCCAGTGCAGTGGCCTGTCTCTGCTGCTGCCCTTGGAACCTAGCAAGCCTGTCTGCCTGCTGTGCCGCTGCGAGCGAACCCAGATCGACAGGTGGTGGCCCCGCTACCGGCGCTAAAGGCCCCGGACCCTGCGCTGCCGCCTGACTGAACGGGGTTGTGCCTGTCAGTAATGCCGAAAGCTCTGTCAAAGGCTGCTGACGCTCACGCAATCGCTCTGCTATAGCCCTGTCACGCGCCTGTTGACCCAATGCATATTCATCTCTGGCTTCGGCAATTGTCTGGCCTCTCCGCGCTTGGGCCACATCGAACTCTGTACCGATTTCCTGTAGCTGCTGTCCACGGCCCGTGAGAATGTTCCCAAGTATATTCTGCTGTAGTGTCTGCCCTTGGAATACAGCTTGGCTGGCAAGATCGGCCAACTGATCGTTCTTCTGTTGCCGGAATAACTCAAGTTCCTGATTAAAGGCACCGGAACCCTCTGGAATGCCGCTGTTAATCAACTGCGTCCGCAAGGCTGTTTCGGCCCTGTCAAACTGTGGATTTAACCGTGCGGTAGCCCTGTTGAAAAATTCATCGGCAGCGTTGCTGGTATAAGTATTCAGATCAGAAAAGCTGGGAAGCTGATAACTTGCCCCAGCCGTGGAATAAGTAGGCTGATCTCCAAACTGGCCGTAGGTAAACGGGGATGGCTCTCCTGGTAGCCCCGCTGTCGTAAATGCACCCCTGTCTACTTGCCCAAGACGTTCACCCGCCAAGCCTTGTAATGCAGCCTGTAATCCTGCTTCCTGCCCCCGGATAGCTTCATATTCCGGCGCAAGCGTATATGTTCCCAGAAATTGATCGGGTGAAGTTTCACGGAATGTCGTCGTACTGTACGGCGTAACCATATCAGGCCGTGACAACTGCGTCTGAAGCCGCGCAGATTCTCGGTCAACCGCCTGCTGATCCTGCCGTAACTGCCCGTAGTTTACGGGCGGTGGCGGCTCTGGGCTGCTGAACATATCCCTAATGAAGCCCATAACCTAGCTCCTTTCTTAAAAGCACCGCTGTTCGTTTGTAGTCAGGCAACTCTCGCTCCCATCCGGGGCGTCCAACAATCTCTACGAATCTGAAATTCCGCGCTTTGGCAAAGTCGCAGATTTCTTCTTCTATCTGTCTCAGCTCTATCAGGTTTCCGCCAGCCAGTCCTATTCTCAGGGAATCGCCAAAAGCACACGTTACTGCTGCCGATTCAAGCCCCTCAAACAACGTAAACGTGCCTTCGTCCAAGCCTTGCTCGACTTCCTCACGGCCTACGTCTTCAAATGCTTCCGTCGCCGGGGCAAGAAGCTCCCAGACGTAATCGCTGATCATAAGCCCACTCCCACTTCATAGCGGACATCGGTTGCAAGCCATCTTACGGATTGCTGACTGGTACTGGTGCGGACACGCACAGCGGCGTTCCACCCGATATCAGCAACGCTGAACCATGCCTGCTGTGTCGTGATGGGAGCGCCCCACGTTGCAGCATCCCACGTTGCCGTATCCCACGCCGAGGCAATGCTGGACGTTGTGCTGGGAGTAAATGTCGTTGTGCCGTCACGGAAATCAGTATCGAACCCGATGCTGACTTCCAGATCGGTATCACTCGCCATAACAGGACGGATAGCAGTAAATCGCTTCGGGCCATTGCGTCCACCAAAATAGATAAACGCTGTCTTGGCTATTGCTTCTATCGCAGAACCAGCATCGTCCGTCCCGCTGTCAGCCTTGTGGACTTTGGTATTTCCGCCGAAATACAGATCACTGTTAAATACCACCCACACATAAGCATCCTGATTGGTAAATTTTGCCCACGCCCCGGTATCAAGATTCACAACATACTGTATAAAAGCCCCGCCGTTGGAGTCAGGAACATTGATAGCTGCGTAGCCACCTTTTGGATAGACGATGCCCTGCCACCCGAATACGTCCTTGAAGTTTACAACTGAGTCGTTGTAGCTGTTGCTGATCTTGTCGCTGATAGCACGGTTTGGCGCAGCCTCTCCCGTACCCAGCACCTGTGTCATGGGCAGAAGGCCGTTCTCTGTCACCAGGTAACAGTCTGATCCAACGCGAAGCATACACCGCCGTCCGATAGGACGCCCTACCGTGTAAACACCGACAAGGCTCCACTTTGTCGCGTCAGACGGATCGGTGCCGCTGTACATGGCGATTTCGCCCTGATCTGTATAGAACAGGATATTGTCATCAGGGCCGGAGCCGCCATCGCGTGTCCATGTGCTGATTGCCATCAGCTTGCCGCCCTTGCTGAATACGCTGCCCAGATTTACAGATGCAACTGTTCCGGCCACGCTGTTAACGGGCAGATAGCCGTATGTCAGGCTGTCCGTCAGGACGAAGAACAGACGCTCCTTGTAGACTTCGACATTGATAACATTGGCAGCGGTGATGCTGCCGAGGGTTGGCGTGGCCCATGCGGAACCGTTCCAGTGGCGCGGAGCGTCTTCTCCGTTACAGATAAACAGAAACGAACCACCCGATGTTGTCATATTCACCCACTGGAACTGGGCATTGGACAGGCTGGTAATAACAGCAGAGCCGACTGATCCGGCACTGGTTACGTTGTAAACAGCAGTACCGCTTGCGGCGAACATCGTGCTTGTGGTTCCGCTGTTATAAACCATCAGGCTCTGCACGGTGGATGGCAGTCCCGTTACATGATCGTCGTATCCGTTACGGACTTGAACGTGGGAACGCGCCGGGAAGAAGTTTTCAAGACGTATTGCATCTGTTTCCGGCAGCAGATCAACAGAGTCGCGTGTATTTAACCCGCCAATCGGCGCGGGAACCGCGTTGCTCTGTCCTGTCATGGCGAGTGGAGAAGTAGCCATTACGCTAATCCTGCTCTCTGTCGGCCAAACTGTTCATTCGCCAGTATCCTAGCCAGAATCTCCGGCGGTATTTCTGCAAACTGCCTTTCCGCATCATCCGAAACAAACGGCTCTGTCACAGGCGCGGGTTGCGGCGGAACATATACCTCCTGGTTGCCCCCTGTCTGGGGGTCTTGGAAGGCTCCAACCGGCGTCTCACCTTGGGAAAGGACATCTCCTATAGAAAAATTGGGTAAGTCCGGTAATGCCCCGGTAATATCGGTAGCGTACTGCCCAAGGGGATCGACGACATTTTCGTCAATAAAGTTACCCACAGCAGATGCGCCAGCCCTGACGCGGCCTCCAAGAAAGTTCCCCAACTGATCTATAGGCTCCGTAACAATACCCAGCGCCGTATTAATAGGGTTGGTTATAGTTGAAATTCCCTGTTGCAACCCTCTTGCCGCTGACCCCAAAGCGCCAGTATCTTTTCTAGCGAAGTCCAGCGCCATTGTCCCTAAAGTCGGTATACCGCTAAATGTCATCCCCAAACCCATAGTTGGGCTGACAAGACCAGCGAGAGTCCCCATAGCAGCGGGGACCAGCCCCATATTCATACCCTCCGGCACAGAGACACCACTCTCTGGATCATTTACAGCATATCCACCTGTTCTGTCGGAGTGTGCATTTATTTCAGCAACTTGCCTTGCTGTCGCATTTTTGTTGTTCCGAGCCAATGTAGCGGCAGGCGAATAGTATCCAGCCGCGAATGGACTAGAGCTAATGTCTTTACCTAATTCAGCGACACCAGCTTCCGTCCATGTGCTTGTGTTCTTGTTATACAAATTAGGATTGTTAATAGCTCTTTCGATATTTCTAGCTGCTCTTTCGCGCGTTGTCTCTGGAACAGCAGGCGGAGTTACGCCATATTCCGTTGGCACCCCAAACTCAGCAGCCGTTGCCTCCATTTCAGTACTGAGGGCAACTTCCTGCGCTTGTCGATCTGCTCTGGCCTGAATTTGGGCCATATGACTTGGTGACAAGGGGCCTTCAGCTCCGACATCGCGCACGGCCTGAGCAATCGCTTCCATTTGTTCTGCGCTTCTGCCCATGCCTGACGAGCCAGCGCCATAACCAACAGCAGCCGCCATATCCATAGCATCCGCAACATCAGACGCGCTCATGCTCCCAAGGCCCCCGCCTATATCATATTCAAAGCTGGGAATGCCGTTCGCCATGAACTGCCC